TATGTCAACAAATCCTGTTGTACTTTTTCAGCATGGTAGAGATCCAGTTGTAGGTTCTGCTCCAATTGCTAAAGCAACATCTATGAAAACTTTCATGCATAAAGTTGAAAGTAGATTTACATTTGCGCCAAATGATGTTCATGCAGAACGAATCAAAAATTTATGGGAAACAGGATATCTTAATGCATGTTCTGTAGGGATAATCCCCATAAAAGTAGAGGAAATGGAACCTAAAGATAAAGATGATATTTGGGCACAAATGTTTCCTCCACAGAAAATACTTGAGTCTGAATTAGTTGAATATTCTCTTGTAGGTATTCCAATGAATAGTTCAGCAGTACGTAAGTCTATTGATGAACAATTTTTGAAACTTATAGAGATTATTGAAACAAAAATTACACCAGTAGAAGAAATATTACATAAGGTTCAAGAATTAAATAACTTGGTACAAACACTTCGGACAATAGAAAAAGTATCAGATACATCTGATACAAAAACAGTTTCTTATGTACCATATGCTTTTACTCAAACTCCTTGGGATATTATTTTAGCATTGTCTACTGAAACTGATGAGTCTTTTGCATATGCTTATGGTGATTTTGCACCACATCATATGATAGAGAACGGAAACATCGTAACATCTTTTGAAGCAGTTTGTATGGGATTAGCACGTATAAATGGCGCAAAGAAAGATATTGAAGGTGCTAAACAAGCCTATGATCATCTTAGTAAACATTATGATGAATATGGACAAGTATTACCACCAGATTTTGCTCCTAAACAATGGACTTCTTTACAAGTGATTTCTTTTTTACGGAAACATCTTGTATCTGAAGATAATATTTTGTTGACGTTAAATGATTGTGGTATTCCACTTCAAGAATCTTTAAAAATGGTGAAATCTGTAACAAAACCAGAACCAACCATTGTAAAGACTGATGAGGATAATATGACTTCCGATGAGTATGATAAGATGTTACGCGATATAATGGAGTCGTGTAATCAAATTGTGTCTTTAGTGTAATTAAATTATTTAATATTTAAGAAAGGTTACTTATATGGATCAAAATGCAATTGCTCTTTTGTCAAAAACTGTGGCTGATGCGAAATTAGCTCTTGAAACTTCTACCAGTTCTTTATCAGAACGTCAAGAAGTTGTTGAACGTGCTGTGCATGATCTTACAACCAAATTGACTGATATTCAAGCTGCTATGTCTCGTAAAGGTGAAACAAATATTGATGCTGATACACCAGAGGTCTCTCATTTAATCAGAAATTATGGTCGTGTAGAATTTACAGATCTTATTCATAAAACTCGCCCACATAAAGATGATCATTGTTTACGTGGACTTCAAGAACGTTCCGATTATTTGTATATGTTGACATATTACAAATATAAAGCAATGATGCAAAGTCGTCAACTTATGTCTACTGTTACTTTTGATCAAGTAGCACGTAGTTTGAAGTATTTTGATCAATTTCAACGTGAAACTCAAATCTTGCAACGTGCATTGAGCACTGGTGCTGCTGGTGCAGGTCTAGAATTTATTCCATCTGAATTTAGTGCTGAATTGCAAGATCGTATTGCTTTAGCTTTACGTGTTGCTGCATTGCATCGTAATATTGTTATGCCACGTAGCCCATATACTTTACCTGTTCGTGTTGCTGCATTACCAATGGGTTTCAAGGTTGCAGAGCGCACTACAGATAACGTTATGACTCAAGCAAATATGATTCCTGCAATGACTCCAGGTACACGTAATGTGCAATTTGTAGCAGTAGGTATCGGTGCTCTTACCGTGTTCTCTACTGAGGAAGAAGAAGATTCTATTATTGCTATTCTTCCATTTGCACGTGATGAACTTGTTATGTCTTTGGCTAATGCTATCGAAACTGCTACTATTAATGGTAGTGTAACTGCTACTCATGAAGATAATGATGTTGCTACTGGTACTCCAGCAACAGATCCTCGTACTGCATGGGATGGTTATCGGGCAATGGCTATTAGACCATCAACTGATACTACGTTGTCTTTAGCAACTTTTGATCAAACAGGTTTACGTAATTTACGTGCTCTTATGGGTAAATATGGCGTAAATCCAGATCAATTAGCTATAGTATGTAGTCCTAGTGTGTATTTAAAGTCTATGCTTCAACTTGCAGATGTGACTACTGTTGATCGTTTTGGTAATGATGCTGTGGTTAAAACAGGTCAATTAGGTATGTTTGATGGAATGCCTGTTATTGTTTCTGAATTTGTACGGAATGATGTAAGTGCAACAGGATTTAATACTGTTGGTGGACCAAATACTACAAGTACCGTGAATATAATTAATCATAGTGCTATGGTATATGGTACTGTACGATCTGTACAAGTTATTGAAATGCCACTTCCTCTTACTGATCAAGTAGCACTTATTGCTAAAAGTCGTTTAGATTTTAATAGTTTACACGATATTACTACGCAAAAAGTAAGTGCTTTGGGCATTGCTGTTGTTCCTTAAATTATTTAATAAGATTGGAATATATATTATTAAATAATTGTTGGATATAGGGCAGACTCTTAGGCCAAGAGAAATAAGAAAAATCCCTCTCTTTTTCTTATATTCTGCCCTTTTATAAATCTTAGAGAGGAAGGAGAGGTATGATAACAAATACAACAGATGCAACACAAGAATATCGTGTTTGTAAAACGTGTTTAGAAGAACATCCTTTAATTGAACCATATTATGATACATATGTGAAACGTTTATTAATATATCATTTAGAATGTTCTTCTTGTCGTGAAGCTAGACTAATAATTGATAGAGAACGGCGACAAAAATATAAAGAAGAAAATTTTGAAGAATATGTATATAAAGAATATCAACAATCAGCTAAGAAACGAGATCTTGAGTTTGATTTAACACAAGATGAATTAAATAATTTAATTTTTCAACCATGTTTTTATTGTGGTAATGTACCTGGATCTGGACCTACAGACAGAGTAGGATTAGATAGGATAGATTCTGATAAAGGATATACAAAAGATAATATTTTACCGTGTTGTGCAACATGTAACTATGCAAAACAACGATTATCTATTGATGAGTTCTTTGAAATGTGTACAAAAATTGTTATACGACATCATTTACTATAAGGATTAAGCATGGCGAATGTTCTTACTCAATATGATTTAATAAATTCAGGAAATGTATATCCTGCTGGATTGAAGTATAATGTTCTTGCTGGTGCTGCTGCTAATACAAATATTGCTGTTGCAGGAATTGTTCCTACAGATAAAATTATTTTTTGTATTCAAATAGTTGCTACTTCAGCAAATGTTGTAGATTTAACATCAGAAGTTGTTATATTATCAAATGGAAATATACAGCTTACAACTACTGTATCAACAGGAAATAAATTAATTTTATGTTGGTATGATGTCAATTAAATAATTTAATACATGTTTTATAAAAGGAGATTATGATATGTATGTATCTGTAGCGGCTACTCCACAATATGCAGGTTATCTTCAAGTATATAGAAATGGGTTTCTTGTTGATAATTGTATTGCAGCATGTAATGTTTGTGGATGGGTAGAATACTTTTGTGTTGATGAAAATGATAGATTAATTTTAACTGAATCAAATGAACTTGTTCTTAAAAAAGATTATGGTACAGTTAGGTATTATCTTGCAAATAATGCTCCAAAAAATGTCATGGAAAATTTTGTACAAGAAATGAAAAATAACACATGTGAATGTGAGGTACACGATGAAAGTAAAATTAGTGTATAAATCATTTAATACGGCTGATGGAACATATTATGAAGGAGATATTATTGATAGTCCAGAAGCAAAAAATTGGTTAGATCTTTTTCCAACATGGTTTGAGAAAGTAGAAGATAAAGTAGAAGATAAAGTAAAAGAAATAGTTGTAGAAGAATTAGTAGAAGAAGTACCATCAACAAAAAAAATTCCGAAAACAAAAAAAGAATAATTTATCAGAAAGGGTATTAAGTATGGCGAGTGTTGTAACAATGACTACTGAAGAAAAAGTTCTTTGTACTGTTGAACCTGTTACTGAGGGAGGTTCTCCTGCACCTATAGATGGTGTATGTACTTGGCAAGTTGTTTCAGGAACATGTACAGTAGAACCAGTTGATGCTACAAGTGCTTATATTGTTTCTGGTGCCGCACCTGGAGCAAGTGTTGTAGAAGTGTCTGCTGATGCTGATTTAGACACAGGAGTTATGACTGTCACAAGTGTAATTAATGTGACTGTGAATAATCCTAGTGCTTCTTCTCTTACTATTGTGATGGATGAACCAATATTAAAGTGAATGGCAACTTCTTTGAAGGTCATTATGGATGATTCAGTATTAAAATAATTAATCAAGGATACTTTTAATGGGTAGTCAAGCATTTCATGCACATGGTTCAACACTTGAGATATATGATGGAGTGAACTTTATACCAATAATTGAATTATCTGTTATTGGAATGAATTTTACTGCTGATGAAATAGATACAACAAGTCATATGTCGTTGAATGCATGGCGTGAATATGTACGTGGTTTAAAAAGTGCTGAAGTTCTTTTAGAAGGAAATTTAATTATTGGAAGTAACGCACATGGATTTAATGAAACTTATGGACTAGGGTATTTATTTGACACTGGTACACTTTCTGTACTTCGTATACGATTTAAAGATGGAGATCCTTTAACTTTTCAGGCTATATTACCTGAATATACATGGATGAATGATGTTGAAGATGCTATACGTTTTTCAGGAAAATTTCGTGTTTCAGGTATTGTCACAGAAGCTGAATTATATGTTCTTTTATGGGCAGAAGAATTTGATTTTGAACTTTTTGAATCTGGTGCATATGTTTCTGCGTGGTTTGAACCATGGGATTATGATCAAGGAAAAACTTGGGTTTCACAATATATTGATACTTGGGAATATATTTTTCCAACAGAAACACTTGAATATATTGATACATGGAATTATGTTTCTTTAACAGCACAAAGCAGATATATAGAAGAATGGGAACCAACTACTTTGACTGCAACAAGCCAATATATAGAAACGTGGGAATCATAAATGGTATTTACTCAAGATTGGATAACAAATATAGGGGATGGGTATTGTGCTACGGGCATTTATGATGAAACTATTAGAGGAACAGGTTCTTGTGTTATAAAAACTTATGCCGAAAATAAAGTTCATACTGCAATACCAACATCTCCTTTATCTCATGGGTTAGTATCAGCACGATATAGATTTTTAGTTAATATAAAAGCTGGTACGGGTACAGGTTCTGCTACATATTTACGTGCTGGTTTATGTTTTATGTGTTCTGCTCAAAATATGTTAACAGGATTACATAATTTTTACTATACAGGTGTACGATTAAATCCTGATACTGGTGGATCACATTTTTTTTATTTACGTAAGGTAATTGGTGGAACATTATATGATACAGGGACGTTATTAACATCAGCAGTAGTAGGTGGTCAAACAGGATTTAATAAAACATATGCTATGGAAGTATTTTGGGCAGTGAAGGGATCTGCTGTAGATATAGTAATTAAAAAAGGCTTACAACAAGATTTTAGTGATTTAGCGACAATTATATCACTTTCTGATACAAGTGGACATATTGTATCAACAAATGAAATGTTTTTTGTTCGTAGTGAAACTGGTGTAACATCAGCAACTGCTCTTTTTGATCATTTAGAAGTATCTCAATCACTTTAGGTATAGGAAAATAATATGTTACATCCATGGGCATTGACAACTGTAGCTGCTGTAGAAGAAGCATTTGATTTAACACCAGGAACATTAACACCACAAATAGAAGCATCTATTAATGCAGCTTCAGCACGATTAGAGGCTTTAACGGCCAGAAAATTAAAAAGTAGATTATATACAAATGAAAGATATGATGGAGTAAAACATCAATTTTTAACATTGAATAATTATCCTGTAACAGATGTTGATACACTTACTATTTATGATGATGTTGAAACATTAGTAGAAGAAATTGTTGTTACAGATTTTAGTGAATTAAAGATTCTTCCTCCTGGTTTTTTGTATTTGCCACAATCAGTATTTATTGGTGGAGTAAGAAATGTAGCTGTGACGTATACAGGTGGATATCTTGAAGGTGTACATGATGCTGAACTTATAGATCTTGAACAAGCATGTCTTGATATGATTTCATTAATGGGAGTACCAGGAGAAGGTGTTAGTAGATCAAATCCTGGTGTAAGACGTGAGGCATTAGGAAATTATAGTATCTCATATTTTGATTTAACAGGAAGTAGTAGTAGTGTAGGTGGGAAAAGTTGGCCTATTAGTATTGCATATGTTATATCTAGCTATGGTAAATTTGCCTAGTAATTAAATTATTTAATAAGGATACATACATGAGTTGGGTATCAAGTACGTTATTTACACATGATATAACAGTGGAACCCTATTCTGGTACTGATGAATATGGTAATGACACTTTTGGTCCACCTGTAGTATATAAAGGTCGGCAAGAAGAACGTAATGAAGAAAATCCAGAAGATGATAGAGATGTTTTGTTACAAAGAGCAACTGTGTATTTTTATGGGAATCCTCCAGTAAAATTGAATGATAGAATTACACTTCTTGATGGTCCTCAATTTCCTATAATACAATTATTTAGGCAAAGGGGTCCAGGGAGTACAGTAGAATATATCTCTTGTATTGTAGGTAGACGTGCTGGAGAATAATAACTAAGGGAGTTAAATAATTTAATGCCACGCACAAGTAGTTTTAGTATGAAAATGACTGGATTTATTCCTTTAGAAAAAAGTATGAAAAAAATACAGAATCAAGCTCCGGTAATTATGCATGAAGTATTAGTAAAAAAAGCAAAACTTGTATTTCGTAATGCAAAAGTTCTTGTGCCGATACGATATGGAGATTTAAAAAGAAGTGGTAGAATTGACATTTTCACAAATCCTAATGCAACAACTCAAATTGTTGAAGTGAGTTTTGGAAAAAACCCATTCGTACCTTACGCTTTAGTAGTTCATGATAGGGTTATAGATGGAAGAACTGGAAAAATAATTCGACATAAAGGACAAACACAAGCGCATTATTTAAGTGACCCCTTCGATGCGGAAATTGAGAATGTTGCAAGAGACTTATACGCTGAAGTAATGAAGCTACTATCTAAAATATAAGAGGAATATATGGGAAAACGTTTAGATTTAGTGGGACAAACATTTAATTATTTAACTGTTTTAGAATTTAGTCATATGAATAATTATAATCAGTCTCATTGGACTTGTAAATGCTCTTGTGGAAATATTTGTGAAATAATGGGTGCTAAATTAAAAAATGGGCATACAAAAAGCTGTGGTTGTTATGGTAAAGAATTATTGAAAAATCGTATAAAAGAAAAAAATCCTAGATGGAAAGGTGGAAAATCTAAAACAAAAAATGGATATGTAAGAATACGAAATGTTATTACTAAAAAAGATGAACTTGAACATATTAAAGTAATGGAAGAATATTTAGATAGAAAATTAGTAGATAAAGAAAATGTTCATCATAAAAATGGTATTAGAGATGATAATAGGATTGAAAATTTAGAATTATGGACATCTTCACAGCCATCAGGACAAAGAGTAATAGACTTAATTAATTGGGCAAAAGAAATATTACGGCAATATTCTTTTGAAGAATTGAGGTTAAAATGAGTGTACTCGATGATCTTGGGTTATATCTTCAGGAAAACGGATTTGGACAGCTTGGGTCTACAATATTTTTAGGCGTACTTCCGAGCGAGCCTGTTAGCTATTTGGCATTAACTGAGGAATACGGATATGATGTGTATTACACACTTGAGGAAGTCCAGATGCGGTATGAGGAGCCAAGATTAATTGTGTGGTCAAAAAATCCTAGATATGAGGTAGCACGTAGTATTGCTCAAGATGTATACAAATTATTTGGTGCGATACATAATCAGACAATTAATGGAATAAGATATTTAAGTTGTAAGCCTGAGCACCCACCCTACTTCAACGAAATAGACCCGCAAAGGAATGTTTTTATTATTTTTTATATGGAAGTGTGTAAAGATGTTGAATGAAATGCGGTATAAAAGTCCATTAATTCAATCAATCTATGAGATAGCTACTGATTTACATAATGACAAAGGTATAAGTGATGCTACGTATGAAGAAATACGACAATTGTGTATTGACTCAATAGATACAGAATCTGATGAACAAGAATAATTGGTAAAAGAGAAATAACTCTCTTTAATGTTTATTAAATTATTTAATTGAAAGGATCAAAAGTATGGCAAGTGCAGGTTTACACGCATGGGGTACAATATTGAAAGTTGGAGATGGTCAAGTAGGAACAGAAGCGTTTACGGCGGTTGCAGAAATTAGTTCTATTACATCATCTTTAACAGCAGATGAATTAGATGTAACAAGTCATGATAGTCTTGATGCATGGCGTGAATTTGTTCGTGGTTTGAAAAGTATGGAACTTACGCTAGAAGGAAACTATATACCAGCAGCACCAACACAAGATACAACAATAAATACAGGTATGTTATGGCTTTTTGATGAAGGCACACAACGAAATTATCAATTAGTTTTCCCTGACACAGGTACTACAACATTTACTTTTAAAGCTATTACTGTGGAAGTGACACATACTGCTGATGTGGAAGATAAATTATCTTTTACTTCACGATTACGGGTAACAGGTGAACCAACATTTGGTACTCCATAATTATATTTTTATGGAATAAAATTGTATCTCCTTATGTTTTATAAAGAGAAAGATTAGACATAAGGAGATTTCTATATATATTTGAGAATTAATTTTTAAAGGAGATAATATGCCAGTTGTACAAACTATACCATTTATGTTAGAAAAAGAACGTCATTTACTTTATAATTGGAATGCTTTTATGAAAGCAGAATTAGAATTAACAAAATTTAAAGGAAAACCCACCACAGCATTAGAAGTTTTTCGAGATATGGCTATATTTACTGATGGAGAAACTGTAGATTTTACAAAAGTATCATTGACAGATCTTCTTATTTTAGTATGGTCAGGTCTTATTCATGAAGATCCCAAACTCACATTAGATAAAGTTGGTGATAATTTACTTTTTGCAGATCTTTCAAGAGTTATTATGTCTGTAAGTGAAGCGATAGCTGCATCTATACCAAAAAGTGATGAGGTAGAAAATGTCCCTTTAGATCAACTGACGGAGAACTAGATGAGAATAGAGATCCAAGACAATTTTGGTTGAATTTGTGGTCTATGGCTATTTATGATTTACATTTAACAGATGAATTTTTTTGGTCTATTACCCCTATAGAATTTGATTATCTTGTAAAACGATATTTATTTGAAGAAGAAAAAACAGATAGACGATATGCTCTTGGTGCTTATATGATGGTAACATGTTGGAGTACATCAAAAGGTTCAAAACCAAAATTAGAAGATTTTATGTTACATGATTATAGTGGAAAAAAAGAAAAGAAAACGAACTGGAAAGAATCGTTACAAGTTTTAAGAGAACAAGTAAGTAAAGTTAAATAATTTAATCGGAATGGAGTGTATCTTATGGCGATTGTGGGTCATGTAGCGGTAAAATTTACTGGAAATGCATCAGGATTCGTTGACTCCGTTCGTCAAGCTATAGCTGCACTTGCGGGATTAAATAAGGCTTTTTATAATTCAGAAGCTGCTGCTAAAGTTCTTGGTAAAGCATTATCAAATACATCAGTTGATTTTAGTGCATTAAAAAATGCAACATCACAAGCAGAAAGTGTATTAAAAGCCCAAGTAGCAACTGTGAAAGCTATTGCAGA